GATCTTGTGGGATTGGCGGGTAAATAGTACGATACGATCGGCGGCGGCAAAATCGCGGTGAACGTTTTAGCTAATATCAAAGAGGCCATAAAGGAAAGCGCGGGCGTAGACGTAGATATAGTAGGCATCCCGCTAGGCTTTGCGAGAGATTTGGCGGGTAAAGGCAAAAACCGCGCCGCGGTATATACTAATGCCGAGGACGTAGTAAGCACGGATTGGGCTATGCACCCGCAAGCTTTTCCGCCATTTCAAAGAAGCGTGCTAAGTTGGGAAATAGCGATTAAAGCTAAATTTACGGGCTGCTTGATCCGCAGTTTGGATAAGATTTTTTACGCTGATTATAAGGCTTAAAGATGACAACAGCCGATTTTTTAAATAAATTCCCTGAGTTTAAAGCGGTAGATGAAGCACGCATAGAGCTAAGCTTAGACGAGGCAAAGCTACAAGTTACCGAGAAAATTTGGGGGCGTTTTTACGAGGTCGGCGTTTTACACTTAGCGGCTCATATTTTGGCAATGCAGGGGGCTTTAAGCACGGAAGCGACAACTAGCCCTCAGCCATTGCGTGAAATAGGTAGTAAAGCAGTAGGTAGCCTAAGCGTAAGTTATACGAGTAGTAAGACTGGCTTTGAGAGCGAAAGCGGAAGCTACTATTTAACCAAATACGGACAACGCTACCTAGAACTTAAAAGGCTGGCAACTCCACATTTTGGGTTAGTTAGATGATTGAAAAACTAGAGGGCAAGATAGCCGAGTTAAAAGGTCTTAGTGTGGTGGTAGGCGTAACCGCTAAAAGCAACGCTAGAAGCGACGAGCTAACCAACGCAGACCTAGCTATGATCCACGAGTTTGGCAGTCCAGCACACAATATCCCCGAGCGCTCATTTTTGCGTAAGCCTTTAATAAACAACGCTGAAGCGGTGGCTAATTTGGCAAAAACCGCAATAGGGAAATTTATCGCAGGTGAAATATCAGCAGCAGAAGCGCTTGGAATAATAGGCGAGGAAGCTAAGAGTATAAGCAAAGAGGCAATATCGGACGGAATAGCACCATCACTAAAAAGAGCAACAATTAGGCATAGAGCAAAGCTAAACAGACCAAGCACAAAACCACTAATTGATACTGGAGAGCTACAAAGCTCAATAACATACGAGGTCAGAAAATGATAAACGTTAGCGAGCTAATAGAGGATAGCGATTTTTGCCAAGTTATCAAAAGGGGCGATGATGAGTTTAAGGCGGTGGTGCAGTTTTTGAGTAATGACGAAATGCAAAGGCTACCAGAGGGGGAAAGATACAAAGAAGCGGTTAGGATAGATACAAAATTTAACCTAAATTTGCAAGACGTAATCACTTACAAAGGCGTTAATTACCGCATTATCAATATGCAAGATTGGAGCGAATATGGATACAAAAACTTTGCAGGCGTTAGATTTGACGGGCTTGAAAGTTTTGATAGCCAAGGCTTTGAACGTAGATGAAAGCTTGGTGCGTGATAGCTACTCCAAAACTCTAAATGATAAGGCAGCTTATTTAACATTGCATTTATTAACTAGCACGCAAAAAGGGCGAGAATATAAATTTATCGAGGGCGAAAAAGAGGTTATCACTTCAACACGTGAAGCCGTAGTGAGCGTAAATGCTTTTGGTAAAAATGCGAACTTCATAATCGAAAAATTAAACACCCTTTTTTACTCTAGCGAGTGCTTAAAAGAGCTTAAAATTTTAGGCTTAGGGTTAGTAACGATTAGCCCTATTAGGAACTTAAGCCAAATAGTAGGCGGTGGCGTAGAGGAGCGAGCTAGTATAGATTTGACGCTAAGCTACATAAATAGAGTGGAAGTTTCTCAAAACGAGATTAAAAAAGCCGAGATTAAAACGGCAGATTTTGGCATAAAGGTAAATAAATGAGTTTAACGATAAAAAGGATAGTAAATATCCAACTAAACGAACAAGGGCAAATAGCAAAGAATAGAGATTTTAGCGTGATCGCTATTCTAAGCGATGATTGGTGCGAGGCTTACGATGATGTGAATACAAGATTTGTAAGTATCGCTAGTGCAAATGACGCCGCGCTAAATTTTGGCAGTGAGAGCAGAGCAACTAAAGCCGCCAAAGCTATTTTTAGCGTAAGCGGTGTTAAAAAGGCGATCGTTGCTAAGTGGGTAAAAGAAAACAAGACAACACAAGCAACGGCAAACGAACTAAGAGGCTCGGCGCTAAACGTAGGCATTAATAAATTAAAGGCTATCACAAGCGGAAGCTTTAAGCTAAACGTAGGTGGAGTGGATAAAGTTTATACAAATTTGGATTTTAGCTCGTGCGTTGATTTTGAGGCAGTGGCAACAAAACTAACAGCGGCGATTAGCAAAGACGGAATAAAGGCAGTATATGACGCAGAGGGCAGCCGCTTTATAATTAGAGCGGCAACGGCTGGCAAAAATGACAACACAAGGCTAGGTTATTTTGAGAAAGCGGATAGTGGCGACTTTATAGGTGTGCTTTTAAATCTAGTTAGTGGCAAGAGCGATATTTACGTAGGCAAAGATAGCGTAACGCAGAAAAAAGAGAGCCTAAGCGAGGCACTAGATAAATTATTCAACGCAACACAAGGCTTTTATGGCGTTTATTCGTCAGCTATTTTGGCAGACGAGGAAGTAGCAGAGCTTAATGGGTGGATCACTTCAGCACAAAACCCAAGCGTTGCAGGCTATACGATCACGCGTAAAGCGCAGCTTGAAAGCGTGAATACAAACGTGATAAAAAAGATAGCCGATAAAGATAGCGGTCGCTTTTTTGCAACATACAACAACACGGGCGACGAGCACGCAGGCGCTGAATTGCTAGCGAAAGCATTAAGCACTAATTGGGAGGGCTCAAATACAGCTCAAACAATGAAATTTAAAAACCTAAAAACGGCTGGTACCGATGAAACAATCACGCTAAATTTAGCCGAGAAGTGCGACAAATTAGGCGTAAATTATTACACTGACTATGACGGCGTAAGTATGATAGCCGAGGGTGTAGCGTTAGGCGGTAAATTTATCGACGAAACCGTAGGGCTCGACGCTTTTAACAACCGCACACAAATAGCAGTATTTAACGTGCTTAAGGGCGCTAAGAAAGTGCCGCAAACCGATAAGGGACAAGTAAGACTAATAGCAGCGGTTAAACAAGTTTGCGAGCAGTTTGTTAAAAACGGCTTTATTGCAGCGGGACAATGGCGTGGCGATCCAGTTGGCACACTAGAAAGCGGCGATTATTTGGATTTAGGCTACTACGTTTTTAGTCCTAGCTACACTGAGCAACTACAAGCAGATAGGGAAGCTAGAAAGTCAGTGCCTATCAATGTGGCTATTAAGCTAGCTGGTGCAATACACAGCGTAGATATTTTGATAAATTACAACAGATAAGGGGCTAAAATGGCAAGATACCAACACGATACGATTGTTTTACTACTAAACGGCTACGAAATAACCGCTTATGCAGACGGAAGCGATGTAATAAGCATAGAAAACGCAGCGGACGCAGGGGCTTATACAATAGGCGCTAGCGGTAGGGGTGTATTTACGGGCAGTTGTAACCAAAGTGGCACGCTAACTTTAAAGCTTTTACAACATAGCGAGGATTGTAAATTTTTGCAAGACCTTTACAACCAGCAAAGAACGGAGTTTAAAAGCTTTAGCCCTATGACAATGGAGTTTAAAGACACGCTAAACGGCGACGAGTTAAGCGGGCTAAATGGTTTTTTCGTAAATGACGGCGGATTAAAAAGGGGCGACGCTCACAACCCAACTGAGTTTAAAATCGCCTTTGAAAGAATAAGCAAACGCTTAGAAAATGGAGCTGGTAACTAATGCAAACATACGAGATAATGATAAACGAAAATAAGTACGTTTTAAGAAGTGCTAATTTTTTTGAAACCAAAACGCAGCTACAAAGCCTTTTAGGGTTAGCCAAAGACGCTATTAAAATGCAAGGCGAGGACGTAAATATAGACGTAGGGCAAATAATAGCGAATATAGGCAGTGCAGCGTTTAGTGGAGTTGAGAATTTTATTTTAAAATACGCTAGTGTGATAAAAGCAGAGGGCGGCGAAATACTATTAAGAAATGTTAGCCAAGCAGAAACGCATTTTAACGCCAATAGAGGCGATTATGCACAGCTTATTTTAGAGGGGTTAAAATACCATTTTTTAGACTTCTTACCCGCTGGGGCAAAATCCTTAACGGGTATAACAGCCTACCTAAACAAGGCGTAAAAAGCGAGTTTGATATAGATTATTTGGTGTGGCTACCTATCATAAAAGGTTATGCCACACTAAACGACCTACGCACTATTTACGACCTAGAGGACGCAATAGCAATGCACGAGGTTATTATCGAACTCATCAAAGAAGAGCAAAGAGCCTCCGAAAAATAGCGGAGGCTTGCATGATCATGATTTTATTTCCTCTATCATTTTTAACCCTTTTGTTAATTTTTCAGATAAATCTGATTTTTTAGATAGCCATTCCTTTCTAAAAAAAAGCTCACTTTCGTCATCTAAATCTTTTTTTTCGTCCAAAAAGTCATTTTTTATAATAGCAGCTTTTTCCTTATTACTTAAAATGGTGCCATTTGCAGCAGTAGAATTATCCCACCCTCTTCTTCCTATGATATATGCAGCTGATAGGTTTGCGATTTGCTCTTTAGAGCAGCTATTTATAAACTCTTCTTTATTGTCGCCTTTTAAACTTGACAATATCTCAATATCTTTTTTTATGCTTTTTGTATCCACAATATCCTCCTTATCTCTATTATTAATTGCCTCTATCTCTTCTTCGCTTAAATTCTCTAAAAACTTATGTAACTTATAGCGCCAATTGCCTGCCTCTCGCTTGCCCCAGTCGCAAAGCGTAGGGTAAGGTATCTCTAAAAGCTCGCTTATTTTAGCCCTGCTTAGTTTTTTCATCATTTAGTCCTTTGAATTTATTTTCTAAGCGGCTTAGCCGCCACTCATTCACGCTGACCCAGCCGGCTAAAATTACGATTAAAAGAAATTCTACGCTCATTCCCGCTCCTTTTAGGGTATAATAACGAAAGAAAAGATGAATTCCCCCGAACTGGGGGCTGTCGTTTAGCTAAGCAGCTTATATAAACCGACTAGATAAAAAGTTATCTGCAAGATTATCGCTACTAATCGCAAAACTTTTAAATTCATCTTTTTTCTCCTTTCGTTTTATTTCAAAGGCTTTAACCCCTTTGATAAAATAATTATATACAATAATACATTAAAATGCACTTAATATTTAATGAAATACATTAATTTATAAAAAATATCTGTAAAAAATCACAAGCCGAACCCATTATTAAAATTTGCTCTAATATGCCCTTAAAAGGATATATAGTGCTATTAGATGAATTTCTTTACAAAATCGGATTTGATGTTGATAGTGACAAGATAAAGCAGATAGAACAAGGGCTAAAAAATATCTCTAGCCTAGCTAAACAAACAGCCCAACCCATAAGCGACGCCGTAAAAGCTGGCATGGAAAGAAATGCCGAGCTAATAGCGAAATTAGAGCAAGCCAAAAATCAAGGCGTAGAGTGGTGTGAGGAAGCTAAAGGGCAAGCCGAGGAACTCGCTGCAGGTTTTCATGAAGTGGCAGAAGCAGAGGGAAAGGTCGGCGAAAAAGCAAAAGAAGCAGCGAAAGAGACTAAAAAACTAACCGAGAAAAAGCCAGCTATAAATTTAAAACAAGAGCTAGGCAATATAAGAAGCAAATTTATGCTAATAGGTGCAGCAGCAACGGCGGCTAGCGGACTAATAGCAAATTATCTAACTGTGCCTTTGCAAAACATCCAAGAGTTAGCGAAACAAAAGAATAAACTATTTGATATAACCCAAGCCGAAATAGACCAAGCAAAAGAGTATCAAGACCGCCTACAAGATACAAAGGCAGCGATGCAATCAATCACAACGCAGGTGGCGTTAAAATTAATCCCAGTCGTCAATCAAAGCCTAAAAGGGTTTAGCAACTTCTTGAGAGCTAATAAGGCGCTGGTCGTAGAGGGTTTAACTAATGTCTTTAAATGGATTTTGAAGCTAGGGCAAGTATTTACAAATACGTTTAGATTTTTGAATAAAGTGATAAGTAGCACGATAGGCTGGAAAGCAGCGCTATTAATTCTTGTTGGTATCTTAGCGGTCGTTAAACGTGCAATGCTAGCGGCGTTTTTAACCAACCCTATCGGCTGGGTAATTATGCTAATAGGCGGTCTTATTTTACTAATTGATGATCTAATGACCTATTTAGACGGCGGCGAAAGTTTATTTGGCGACGCGTGGAAGCCATTTATTGAGTGGGGCAAAAAAGCCATAGCGTTATACAAAGAAATCGAACCAACAATTAAAGAAGTTTGGGATTTTGTGGTTAATTTTATTTCCGAAAGCGTAAATGCAATAATCGGCGTATTTAAGGTGTTATATGGCGTATTTACGGGCGACTGGGAACTAATAAAAAAAGGCTTTCAAGAAGTGGGCGATGCTATCCTAAAGGCGTTTGAAGTGCCGTTTCAATGGATAAAAAAACAATACGATGAATATATAGCACCAATTATAAATGCGGTTAAAAACTTTGATATAGGGCAAACCGCTAGCGATATGTGGGAAGGAGCTAAAAGCTTTTTAGGCTTTGGCAACGATACGCCAAAAGCAGCGATAGCGACGCAATACGCAGATAATAATAGATCGGTGCAGTATAACGGCGGAACAGCTACAACAACTATTAATATAAATACAAATAACCCACAAATGGCTAACCAAATAATAAACAATAGGCAAAAAAGCGACCTAGCATTTACCCAAGCTAATTTAAGAGGCGGCTATTAATGATTGAAGTAACAAGCCGTAAGATAGGCACGTTTAGACTAGACGCAACCGAGCAAGAAAACAATAAAAGCACACTACGCACTACCAAAAATCCTATTGAAAGCGGTGCAAATGTAGCAGATCATGCCGTGCTAGAGCCGAAAGAAATAACAATCAAGGGCAAAATTGTAGCCTATGAGCCGCCAACGCTAACTAGGGGTGACGAGATTATGCAAGTAGTCCGTTTTAACTTGCCATATATAAAAACCGCCCATCGCTTCACTCAAAAGGCATACAAACTCTACAACAATGTAAAGCATATAAAAAACGAGGCGATGCGATACGCTAGGATTTTTGGCGTTGATAAGAAAATACGCGAAATAGCTCCCTTTTTAACCGACGGGAAAGAGAACAAGGATAACAGCACCGCTAAAAATAGACTACAAAGCCTATACGAAAAGCTTTTAGAAGTGCAAAAGAGCGGCGAGTTTTTGATAGTGACAACTGGGTTAAAAACATATAGGAATATGTTAATTACAAGTATTGAAGTAACTACTGAAAGCGACCTTTACGCTGACGTTACACTCACGCTCGAGGAGGTTTTTATCGTTGAAACGAAAACAGCTAAAGGGTTAAACGTAGGTAAAAGAGGTGTAAATTTGGGCAAGACCGAGCCTAAACAAAAGAAAACAAGCCTTTTAAAGGATATATTTTGATTTACGAAATACCAACAACAAACGAGTTAAAACAAACGCAAAATTTTAATATATTTGGCATGGAGCTAGAACTAACCCTTAAATATAACGAGGTTGGTGCAGTTTGGCAATTTGATTTAACCGATCTAAACACAAATAAAATTTTGGCTTTTAATAAGGGCTTAGCGGTTAATGCACCAAGCCTTATTAATAAGAACCTACCTTTTGTTTTAATGTTAGTTGATACCACGAAAAGCGGCGTTAATTGTGTAGATTTTAGCGAGCTAGGCGAACGCTTGAAGCTTTACGCCGTTAGCAAAAAAGAGTTTAACGAAGCGATGAGCGAGATAGCAAAGGATAGAATGTGAGGCAATACGGCAGGCGCTACCGCTTAGAAATAGGTAACAATAAACAAAGCATAGTAATAGATAATCTCGCCATAAGCTTTAACATTGAAAAGACGATAAGCGAGGAGCCGAATACTAGCAAAATAGAAATTTACAACCTAAACGCCAATAACCGCAACCAAATAGCAAATAAAATTTTTAACCAAGTGAAATTATTCGCAGGCTACGACGAGCCAAGATTAATTTTTGCAGGGCAAATAACGCAGGCTTACACCAGCCGCAACGATTTAGATTTTATAACACATATTGAGTGTGGTGACGGACAAAATGACTACTCAAAATCTAGACTATATACAACGCTAAAAGCTGGCGTAAAGGATAGCGACGTAGTCAATATGTGCGTAAAGGCGATGTCAAGCTCAAAGCAAGGCGTGGTGGATTTGCCAAGAGATAAAGCCTTGCCAAGATGTAAAGTATTAAGCGGCGATATAAAAGACTATTTAAAGCACGTAGCCAAAAACAACGACGCTAACTGGCATATATTAGACGGCAATTTAAACATTTTACCAAAGGATAAAGTAATCAATGATAGCGAGGGTTTTATTTTAAGTGAAAAAACTGGCTTAATCAATAGTCCTGAAAAGACAGACGACGGGCTAAGGGTTACGTGCTTACTAAACCCTAAACTAAACATCGGCTCGCTCGTACGAATACAATCAATTCTAAGCGAATATGACGGCGATTATAAGATAACCCAGCTAACGCATAGCGGCGATTTTCTAAACGATACGTGGCAAACGGAGCTAATCGCAATAAATGGAAAATTTCACAAAGTAGAGAAAAAATGAACGATCCAAATTTAACGCAAATTTTTGATAGTGGGTTATTAAGCTTTGAGGCAGGAGTGCATACGGCGTTACCTGCTAAAGTGCTTAAATTTAATGCAGGCGATAATACAGTGCAAGTCGAGCTAATGATAAATGAGCTAAAACGTGACGGCGTGAGCGTGCCATTACCGCCGATAGATGATGTGCCAGTGCAATTTTTTAGGGGTGGCGATTTTGTAATTACAACGCCGATAAGAAAGGGCGATCACGGACTTTGTGTATTTGCCGAGCGTTGCATTGACGGCTGGTTTGCTAGTGCTAGCAAGGGCGAGCCGTTAGATTTTAGGCTACACGACTACTCGGACGGCTTTTTTTTAACTGGCTTTAGCCCTCGCCCCTTAGCGGTTAAGGATGTAGATTTAGACGGCGTTTGCATGCGAACACTAAGCAAAAGTACCTATCTAAAACTAACCGAGGGAAAAATCATAATCAAGGGCAACATAGAGCAAACCGGCGACTACAAGCAAGTAGGAAATAAAAACCTAGTTGGCAATTTTTCACAAGTCGAGGGCAATAGCATAAGTAGTGGCACAATTACCGCCAAAGATATGATAGGTAGTGGCGTAAGTTTAAAAAACCATACACACGGCGGTGATAGCGGCGGCACAACTACACAACCAAACTAAGGGGTAATAGGTGAAAGTAAGGGCGATAGATAGCGAGGGCGACTGGCTACTAGGGCATAAAGCGGATAGCGCCGCAATAGCCCAAAACGTGAAAACGCAAATTTTAAGCCTTTACAATGACTGGTTTTTAGATTTTGAAAACGGCGTTAGGTGGTTTAACTACTTATCAAAAAATCCTAACACGGACAAAATGAGAGACGAGATAAAAAGGCAAATCTTAAGCGTTGAGGGCGTTAGCAGTTTGGAAATTTTAAACATAAACACGAACGAACGTAAGGCAACTATTGAAGTGCAATATAGGGATATTTACGACGAAAGCCAAAGGTTATATATAAATGTGAGTGAGTGAAAATAGAATAATAATCGATGAATTAGAGACCATAAAAGAGCGTTTAGAAAATGGCTTTAAGGCGATTTACGGCGAAAATTTAGAGTTGGGATCATCAACACCAGACGGACAAATGATTGGGCTATTTAGCGAGGCGTTGAGCGAAGTTAGTCAAGTGCTTACTTTTATCACTCAAATGTTAGACCCTTATTTGGCGACTGGCGAGTGGCTAGACCAACGCGTAGCTTACGCAGGGCTTTTAAGAAAAACGGCGGATTATAGCAGGGCTAATGGCGTAACGATACACGGAGCTAGTGGAACTATTATCAAAAAAGGCACAACTTTAAAAGACAAAAATAGCAATTTGTGGGTAACCGACTATGAAGTAACACTAGGCACAGAGGGGTCAAAAGCCGTTAGTATAACCAGCCAAGAAACGGGGGCGTTTAGGATAAACGAGCAAGACGAGCTAGAAATGCAAGAGATAATCCTAGGCGTTGATAGAATAGTGGCTACTCAAAACTCAATACTAGGGGCTGACGAGGAAAGCGACGGCGATTTATTGCTTAGATTTATGCAAAGCCATAGCATTAACAACAACGACGAGCGCCAAGGGCTAGAAAGCTACTTACTTAACCTAAAGGGCGTAAAACAATGCAAGGTTTTAGAAAACTACACTAACCAAACAGACGCTAACGGAGTAGAACCACATAGTTTAAATGCTATTGTTTTAGGTGGCGACGATATGGCAATAGGCGAGGCAGTATTAAGAAAAAAAATAGGTGGTTGTGGCGTGCAAGGGCAAACAAAACTAGAAATTGAGTTTTTGGGTGCTAAGCGTGAGGTTAAATTTGACCGCCCAACGCAGATAAACCCTAGAATATTTTTGCGTATAAAACGCACCGAAGGCGTAACGGATATAAACATCGATAAAATTAAAGAGCTACTATCTAACCACGTTTTTAACATAGGCGAGGACGTTTATATTAGCCGCTTGTATAGCATTATAAACGACGTTAAAGGTTTTGAGGTTACGCAATTTAAGATAAATGGTGGGCAAAGTTTGCCAGTAGCCGTGCGTGAGATATGTGTGATCAATAAAAACGATATTGATTTGGCGGTAGTGTAATGGTTGAGCTAATTTGGCAATATCGTAAAAAAACAAGGGCTAGAGCGACCGCAAAGCTTCTAAACGATGAAGTGTATAAAACCTTTGATGACGCCATAAAAGTAGCTGAAATTTTAAATATTGATACAGCGAGCGGTTACGCTTTGGATTTGGTCGGTCGCCACGTAGGCGTAAGCAGGGAGCAACAAAACTTAATATTAAAAGATTTTTTTGCCTTTACCCAAGCTGAGAAAAAACAAGGTTTTGGAAAGGGCGAGTTTTACCGCTTGGGCAACTCTTTAAAGGACAGTTTTTATCTCAACGATAGCGATTATAGATTTTTAATAAAAGCAAAGATCATCAAAAACTACCAAACTGGAACGCTAGAAAACAGCTACAAGTCGCTAGAGTTTTTATTAGGGGCTGACAACTTCATATTTGACAATTACGATATGACCCTAAATTTAGTCTTAAAAAACACTAAGACAACACAATTTTTAATAAACCTAATTTTTAAAAACGATATTTTAGCTCGCCCAGTAGGCGTAGGGCTAAACGTGATACTAATCGCTGACAAAAAATGCTTTGGCTTCAAGCAAAATAAAGCTAACCTGGCTTTTGGCGTTGGCAAGTTTGCAAGAATATACAAGGAGCAGTAATGATTTACGAAAAACCAAAAAATGAAATTTTCGCCAGCAATGCAAAAGACGGCGAAATAGTAGAGTTCCCAAACATTAAAAGAGGCTGGGGTGTAACCGAAAATTTAGGCTTTATCCCACCTATGGAATATTTTAACGCCGCTTTTAATCGTGTGGATAAGTCGCTAGCCTATCAATTACAGCGAGGCGTTGGCGAGTGGGATAAAGATTTAGAATATCCGATCGGAGCGGTCGTTAGTTTAAATGGGGTTGTATATGTGGCAAAAAGCCAAAATACAAACAAAAACCCAGCCAACGAGGCGACAATTTGGGGCGTTTTTGCTACACAAGAGTGGTGTGATGCCACATTTTTAAAAAAGACCGACAAAATAGATGCATACACCAAACGTGAAAGCGATGATAAATTCGCTCTAAAAACAGAGCTACAAAAAGCTATACCAGTTGGAAGCTATGTTTTATACAGCTCAAACACAAATACTCCAGATGGATTTTTACGCTGTGATGGCTCAGCACTTGACAAAAACGCATACGCCGCACTCTTTGCAGTGATTGGTTACACATACGGCAGAAGTGGCGATAAATTCTTACTGCCAAACTTTAGCGATGGCAAATTCATGAGGTCAATAGGTGGCAATGCGGCAGCACTTGGCACAACACAAGGAGATGCCATCAGGAATATTACTGGTAACATAAGCGGAAATGGCTTGATCGGTGGTCACAATGATGTCAGCGGTGCACTCGGATTTTATACTAAGTTTGGTAATGGGCCAGTGGTACAAAGTAATTATAGCAATGACACTATAACTTTTAATGCTTCAAAAGTAGTTCCAACAGCAAACGAAAACCGCCCTTACAATATGTCCGTAGTTGTGTTAATCAAATACTAGGAGCAATAATGAAAATTTATATTTATGACACCAAAAACAACGAGTATCTATACGAGTCAGAGGCACAAATAGACCCAATCGCAAGCAGCAAGGGCGAAACAATCTATCTAATGCCACCAAACGCAACGCAGATAGCTCCACTTGAACCAAAAGCGGGCTACGCAAACGTTTTTACTAATGGAAAGTGGGAGCAGATTAGAGACGAACGAGGCAAAATTTACTATGACAATGATAATAACGCCATAACTATAACCAAGCTAGGACAAGAAAAGTGGCTAAATAAAGAGCCAAAGATCAACGAGCAAGATCAAGAATTAGCCCAAATCGAAGCTGAGATAACCGAGTGTGAAAACTATATACGCCACGCACTCATAATCGGTAACAACGCCGTGCTTGAAAATCTAAGAGCGGAGTATAAGGAACTAATCGCAGAGCGCGAAAAGCTGAACGTAACGAGCGAGCCGATAACGGTAGCGCCGACAGATCATTTATAGGAGACAAAAATGAGGGTAAGAATAAAAAGATGCGAAGTGTGTGCGAGCAAGCTAGACAAAGATGGTAACTGCACTTGGAGCGAGTGCCCTAAGTGCCCTAAATATAAGGCAGAGGTAAAAGATGAAGCTAAACCAAAAGCAAAAACTACAAATTCTTAAAAACATAGCTATTGAGTTACCTATCGAAATACTACACTTTATCATAGTGCCTATCGCTCTGCTAGCTTGTGATGAGAAAAGTGAGAATTTGCCTAAATGGGCTGCTTGGTTTGATGAAAATGACTATGGCATAAACGGAGACGATGGCTGGAAAAACGAGCATTTCCCGAACGGCAAGAACAGAACCTACTGGGCGAGGCTTTGCTGGCTCTATCGCAACAGGATAGGAAACTTTAGCGCGAAGTATCTGGGCGTAAGGGTTGAAGATATAGATGCAAGCAGTGTTAAAAGTGTCGGCGATACGCTAGCGACCTATAACAAAGGGGCAAAAAGCACCGAGTGCCTAGTGACTTGCAGGCTTAAAGACGGACGTGAGCGCTTTGGTTTTTACAAAGAAATAAGATATGGCAAATCTAAGTTTTATTGCCGTATATATCTAGGGTGGAAGATGATGGACGTCGTAGGTATGCGCGAGGATAACAAAGCGCAATATCTCGAAGCGGACGATAAAAAGATACTTAAAAGCGTGTGGGCGGTTAATCCATTTAAAAGGGTGCGAAATGAGCGATAAATTCTATATAGGGGCTATCTTATTTTTGAGCTTTGTCGTTGGCGTGCTTTATTGGCTAAACAATAACGCAGCCGATAAGATAGACGAGCTAACAACTAAGATGGCGCAAGAAAAGGCAGACAATGCAGTAATAACAGCAGATTTGCAAACTTGCAAAGCAAAGATAGAGCTTGTAAATGTAAGCCTAAAAGCGCTAAGTGTGCCAAAACAAGACGAGGCAAAAATAAAAGAGCGTGTTGTAACAAGGGTTGAGCGTGTGGCAGTGCCTATCAAAGACGCCGCCTGCGAGGAAAAGCTAAATTTTTACGAAAGGTTACTCAATGAAGCTAATAGCAAGTAGCCTAATAGTGGCGTTTTTTATGGCTGGATGTGCTTCAAAACCTGAAGTAATCGTAAAAACGCAATATCAAGATGTATTTATCCCAGTAGCTTGCATTGAAAAGATGCCAACAAAGCCAAAATTTAGCCCTAGTGATTTACAAAGTGCTAAAGATTTAATGGGCTACTTTCTCACGTGTGAAGAACTTTTAAAAGGATGTGTAAATGGAAGCGATCATAAAAAAGACTAAGAAATTTTGGCTTAATAAAATGGTTGTTTTTGAGCTAATACTATCCGTTGTCATAATGTATATTTTCACATTTAAATACTAAGAGAGGCGGAGGTAATGGAGGACTTATTAAATAAGGCAGGTTTTTATTTTTGGGTCGCAGTCGTTGGCTTTGTCGGCGGAGTGCTAAGCCTTGAAAATGATAGCCACAAGCCACTACACAGCGGCAAAGCCATAATAAATTCAATCATAAGCGCGATAAGCTCGATGTTTATATGCTGGATTTTTTACGAAGTTACATTTTATTTTACGAAAGAGAACCGCTTTAGCCTCGCGATCGGTGGCTTTTTTGCGTGGCGTGGCACTGCGTGGATAAGTGCGGTCGTGGATAAAGTGATAGATAAAAAATTAAATAGCTTTAGTGTCGGCAGTGATGACTTCTCACAAAAACCTCCAAGAGATTTTAACTTTTAAATGCCCTTGTAAATAAAAAGCATACTAATAAAATAAAATCAAATTTAATAAAAAACGCATAAAAAGCAAAATTAAAAGGAGAGAAAATGGCAGCAAAATTTGGAGTAAATGTCGAGCTATATAACGCCTCGCTTGCACCATACAAGATAAACAATGAACGCCCTATCGCCATAATCGGCGACGATACAAAGCTACCCGCTGGATTATACTTATATAGCGATATACTAGAGGCGCTTAAAGAAGTTGGCGAGGGGTCGATAAAAGACACGCTAACAGACCTAAAAGCCACTGGGCTACATAACCAAATCGTGCTTAGCGTTTTTGCTAAAACAAGCGATCAAAATGCCGATGAGGTAGCATGCCAAAACGCTATCGATGAGCTAAAAAAATGCGAAGCCACGATCGGAACAAAACCTAAATTCTTTTTGGCGGTTGGCTATAATGACAAAGGCACACACGAGAAACTTAAACAGATAGCCGCTTATCTGCGTGGCGTTTATGCGATCGAGCTAAACAAAACAAAGGAGAGCGAGATAAATACCACCTTGCAAGAATACAGCACAAAAACAGCGATCATCTCGTATCAAAAAGTTATAAGAGTTGATAAAGTTGTGCGCCCTGCTAGTGCGTTTTTAATAGCACTCTACGCGAAAATTATGGCAGAAACTGAGTACGGATTTTCACAAACGTATTCAAATAGAGTTATCGACGGAGTTATCGGAATTCAAGACAAAGTCGAGCTTATACAAGGCGAGGACTGCGAGGCAGACAGATTAAGAGGCAAAGGCGTAAGCCTTATAATCGCCGATGATGGCATAAGGGCATGGGGTGGAGAAACTTGCAATGATGACTTATTTAGCTCGATACATACTTATGTTATTTTTTATACCGCCATAGATACGATTTTCAAAGCACAAAAAACAGCTATTGATAAACGCATGCGTGACGTACTCAAAAATGTAGTTGATAGCTTAGAAGCGTTTTATCTAAGACTAACCGCTAATAACGTGGTAGTAGGCTTCGAGATCACGGTGCCAAAGGATCTAAACTCAAACGAAACTATAAGCGAGGGCATAGTGTATATTAAACACAACGTCCAAGAAATGCCACTAATAAAACGCATAGTCAATAGAATTTACCGAGTAACCGACTACTCACAAAAACTAATCGAAGAACTATAAAAAGGAGTAAAAATGTTAAAAGCGCAAGCATTTACAGGTGGAAATTTATTTATTGACGGCATCGGATTGATGGGTGAGGTCGTTGAGGTTGAATTGCCAAAGATCGAAAAAGAGACGATTGAAACAAGTAGCGGCATCGGCAAATTTGAAGCAGTTTTGCCAGTAGTGAAGCCTCTAAATACCAAGATCACCGTAAATAACCTAAATGAGCTATATTTCAAAATGTTAGATAGCTCAAAGACGCAAAAGCTATATTTAAAAGCAAACGCCACAAATTCAAATGGCGATGATGAGCAAGTTATCGCCACTTTTGAGGGCAAAATAAAAAGCCTCGATGGCGCTAAATTTGAGTTTAACAAAGAGGCAAATTTAAGCTTTGAAGTAAGCCTAACATTTTATAAACTCGAAGTTGCAGGATCAAGAGTGATACTTTATGACGCACTAAACCATATATTTGAAAATGACGGCGTCGATCTATTTGGCACTATACGCAAAAATATTTTATAAAAAGGGATAAAAAATGCCACTTCAAAAAATCGAACTACCAAAAGAAGAATTTACATTT